TAATGTTTTCCGCTTCAGGGAAAAAATAGCATCCAACCGCAGCACGTTCTTGCTTAAGACGTGCTGCGGCATAATCCCAATGATTACTCCCTGACAGGGTTCGTAGGCCACTCAATATCAGGTGCAGTTGATGTATCAACACGGTTCAGCAACACCCGATACTTTTTCCAGGCTTCCAGCAATGAGGTTTCTTCCTCCGTTGCGATTTCCAGATCCACAGCATCCTGAAGTGGCGCAATATGCTCACTGGCTACCTGCATCAGGCTGTTTTTTGTTTCTTCCGCCTCTCGGATCCGGAACAGTTTTTCTGCTTCTGCATCTTTCACCCAGGCTGTGCCGTTCCACTTCTGAAACTCCCCTTCCGGCGATAACCAGGTAACATTTTCCGGTAACGGACCGAGTTCAGAAATAAATAACGCGTCCCCTGACGCTACGTCATAAACCGTTTTACCCCGATGGTCTTCAACGAGATGCCACGATGCCTCATCACTGTTGAAAACAGCCACGAAGCCTGCCGGAATATCTGGCGGTGCAATATCGGTACTGTTTGCTGGCAGACCTGTATGAGGCGGAATATATGCATCACCTTCACCAATAAATTCATTAGTTCCGGCCAGCAGATTATAAATTTTTATGGTCCGTGGTTGTTCACTCATTCTGAATGCCATTATGCAAGCCTCACAATGTAGTTAAATGCGATGTTTTTGACGGTGTTTTCCGCGTTACCAGCAGCGTTAACGGTGATGGTGTGTCCATGTGAGCCAATCGCAACCGAGTGCGTATGAGCACCAATACCGACAGTATGTGCGTGTGCACCTGCGCTTGCAGCAGTGCCGGACAGTGAGTGGGTATGTGCGCCAGCAGATGATGTTGCATAGTTTTGATTATGCACAACAGACAATCTTGTTGATGCACTACCAGCACCGGAGTTAGCACTAGCCGTGTTCACGTTGGCTAGTGAGTGTGTGTGTGCTCCAGCCGAGTTTGTAGAGCCGCTCACACTGTGTGTATGTGCCCCGGTGTTATTCGTGGATTTAGTGCCGTAATCAAACGACGATGTGGTTTTCGTCCCCAAATCCGTACTGGATGCGCTGGCGCTGTGGGTGTGCGATTTAATGCCGTCCTGTTCCTGAGATAATACGGCTCGACCACTGGCAGGTTTGCCCTTAATCGTCCAGCC